GTGATGCGCTATCGCCCCCAGTGGGGAGAGGGCGTGCCGGCCATGATCAGGCAAGAGTCGGGGCTTTACCGAGTAAGTCATGCGTTTATACATATTAGTAGAATGGGTGGTAACCACGTCATCACGGGATACGTAAAACAGGACGGAACCCAGATGGTGTATGATTCAAACGATATCAACGGCTTCCGGTGCGAGTGGAGGACGAACTGGAAATGCATAGCCGAATATCTCGCTTCTAAATATAAGGGAGCTCACAAGAGTACTGTCCGAATTTACTATGATGTCGTCTACGTAAGGTCCGACGCGATGAATTCGGGCGCGCCCGAAAACAACATCCCGTACATGTGGCCCCCATTGAGCCACCTGCCCATAGAAGGGGGGCACCGACAAACGTACAATAAATTCAGGGCCCTCGAGCCTAACAGGTTCGGACCCCGCGTGTCACCTAATAGAGGTGGGCCAAAACGCAAACAGAATTCAACTGGCACTGCGCGGACGAGGGCCCGTGTCTAAAAACGTGTCATGTGTACACGAGGGTTCAGGACGCGACGGCCCTTTCACATAAACACATGGCGGCCACATTCTCATCAGTGCCCATCAAGTACGCGCCTAAGCGCAAGTTCCTTGAATTCGCCAAGCCCACGTGGCACAACAAGCTTGGCGAATTCAGTGATCCGGATGTCCTGAGCTGGATCAACCGTCTTTATCAGGACAAGGCCTTCCCTACCCGGGCCGACTTTAACAAGGCTTACGACGCCGCCCTAGACATGGGCGTGATGCCGAGCCAAATGGTCTCGTGGCGCAACAAGACCATGGTCCTGAACAAAGAGGACGTGGCTAATTTTGTGGAGGAGTTTGGCGGCGGGGCGTTCTGCGGTTCGGAGACGGCCGCGGGGAAGCTCGTGGCGAAGATGCAGGCCGTTTTGGAAAAGGGTGAGAAGGTGATCTTTGTATGTTGAACCGCACGTCCGACCCTATCCCTATGGGTCTGAACCCCATTTTGTTATAAAATGCACGGGCCTCGGGCACCGACTCGAGAGTCACGGTCTTTAGTCCCCGTTGGCGTGCATTGTTGATTATACGCTCCATGAGTACCCGGCCTATTCCCCTTCCCTTGTTCGTGCCTATGAGGCGGATGCGGACGTCACCTTTTAGGTTTCTGTGATTCTTGTTTATCAGAGCAAAGCCCACCAACTGTCCACTCGTGTTCGTCACCGTGTAGTGTCGGTTGCTGAATTTGTAAGCCTCTCTGAACCAGTTCCTATTGATGGTTTCACGCACGAGTCCACGGGCGTTCTTCCGTAGGCTCTTGTTTAGGAGTTTGTTGGGACCCAACACGGCCAAGTTGTTCATTTCCCTACATTTAACCGAGAAAGTTTTCGAAGTATATTGACGGCTTGATTTTCAGGCAGGGTCAGAATGGCGTTCCTCTGTGCATTGGTGAGTTTCAAATTCAGGTTGGCCAGTGTTTTATGGATGCTTATGCGCCCGCTTGGTGTACGGCTCCACGTGATTCGTGAATTATTCGGAGAAGCGGTCGAGTGTTTGAATCCTCCCATGATGCCAAGCGCCGCCTCGCGCGCAAGCGTCGCAGGGGACCGCAGTTGAGCCGTCTGCGGGGGGCTCTTTCTGGGCGAGCTTTTTCTACGCGGTGGGGAGGTCGGCCCACCCCTCGGATCCAACTGAAACTGCGCGAAATTCGCAAGGGCGCGAGCCTTCTCCTTTTCCAGACCCTTTTCACGGAACGCACGGAGAAGAGGGCTCGCCCGGCGGCGGAATTGTGAACGCAGCTGTCGGGCCGCGAGTTCTTCACGGATGGCCTGTTTGTACGTCCCACCACGCCTCTGTGGCGCGCCCCATATCTCGGCGTTTATCACACGAAAACGGTTAGCCAATTCGTTGCGGCGGGGGTCGTTGTTGGCAAGGGCTCTCCACTGCTGAGCTATATTTTTCTGATTCTTTTCGAGCTTTTCTATTTTGTGAAGGGTACTGATGATGTTTCTCCGGCGCGTAGGACTCATCGGGGGCTGAGCCCGACCCGTTCCAAAGTTCAAACGACGCACGGCGCTCATGAGTTGGTACTATCTAGGTGGAATTTCTTTTCGAGGTTGAGCATCCGGGTCACACGCGCCTTGGCCCGACGCAAGCGGTCGCACTCTTCAGCCGCCTCCTCCATCTCGAGCTCGATGCGCAGAGGCGCGATGAGCTGGCGGAGCTCGTCGGCACGGGTCTTGGCGGCCCGGACCTTGGGTGGGTTCTTCTTGTAGTCGGTCCAGGCCTTCTTGCACTCCCTGTGCTGCTCGAGGTAACACTCCATCTCACCCTTGTTGAGCTCGAGGTCGCACTCAAATTCAGCCATGGACGCCTCATGCGCCGCGAGCTTCTCCGCGTCGCTCAGACGGCCGTACCGACGAAGCGCCGCGGGCATGTAATCATCGCACGCCACGTGGAGACCCGCAGCCGTCCCGGGAAACTCATCACGGACCATGTCGAGCTCGCGGTGCGCCTCACCCTCAAAGTAGTCGAGAACCGACTGACGCGCCGAGGGCCACGGTGGGTAGTCCTCATAGTCGTCCTTGCGAGCGCGCCATTTGCAGCCGTCTGCACAGTACACGTAGCCGTTGGCGTCGAGCGCGAAGCACACGCCCCAGCCCATTGAGTAGATATCGTCGCGTCTCTTTAGCTTAGACATTAACCTCCTGGTAAATCATATGTACGAGATCCTCCCCGGTCTGTACTTGGCGTCCTTCAACGACGTCAGACAGAGGGGAGCGGAAGCCCAAGAGTACTTTATCATCAACTGTTCACGGGACTTGCCTATGCTCAGCCCCACCGGAGTCCGTCTGGCAATCGACGACGCGCCCCAAGAGAATGAGCGGATGCTCGGCTTTTTCCCACGTGCGACTCAGCTCATCCGCCGCAAGCTCCGCGAGGGAGACGAGGTCATCGTCCACTGTTGGGCCGGGCAGCAGCGCAGTGCGGCCGTCATGGCCGCGTACCTCATGAAGTACGCGCACATGTCAAAGGATCACGCCATGAGATTCATACGACGCCAGAAGCCGGACGCGTTCTCATGGGGTGCGACGTTCGACCCGGCCCTCGAGGACTGGGATAATAATATGGCCTGAAATTAATGACCAAGTGGCCCACCCGATACTTTGCGGGCCTGAGCCCGGCCATGAAGCGTCAGCGCGAGAAGGAGCTCTTGAAGCGCAGACGCACGGGCTCTTTCAAGTTGGGCCCGAGTAACGCGGCCGCCAAGCCCCGTCGGTCCCGGTGGACCGGCCTCTTTCACAAGGTTTACCCGGGTCTCAAGTTTAATAAAAATTTAATTTCAAAAAAAACTAAAATTCCTAAAAAGAACTTGAACACCGTCTATGACCGGGGGCGGCGCGCGTGGCAGACGGGTGGGTCCCGCCCGGGCATGACGGCCGACCAATGGGGTGTGGCCCGCGTATACAAATTTGTGATGGTTTCCAAGGGAAAGGCGCCCAAGGCCTGGTACGCCAAGCGGCCAGACCCTAACCAGAACCTACGTAGCCGCGCGCGGTCTTGACGCGTCTGGCTGAGCGCAGGGGTGAGGGTGAGCGGCCACGCTTCACCCTAAAGTTGGCGACCGGAACCCATCGCAGGTTGTTGAGCTCGCGCAGAACCCCAGCCATCAAGGCCTGCCCCCTACGCGCACGCGCCGCCGCGAATTTATTGCTCGCGTGGGCCAGAGCCGCCCTTTGCGCGTTTCTACGGTTGCCGGTGGCCCGCGCCTGTCGACGCGCATGCGTCTTGCGGGCGACGCTACGAGCACGCTCCAGTGCGTTTTTCACGTTGGCGTTCCCGTGCACATTCTTCAGGTTTCTAATCTTGTTGTTGATTTCGACCAGGCGCCACTGCCCTTCGTTATTACGAGACGCAATCTCTTCCCGCGCTATATTCAGGGCATTTTCCATGAGTGACGGCATGTTGATATAATATTCTCACTATAAAATAAATGCCCAATAAAGGCAACTATATGAACCTTGCGTTCGCAGCGGCTCAGCACGCCAACAATATCTATCAGCTACAGACCCGCCTGAATAACGCGTCGCCGGCCCAGGCGGAGAGCGTCATCAGATACTGGGGCGGGAAGATTGCGCGAGACTCGAACAATATCAATAGACGGGCGGAGCGTTTGGGACTCGCGGTGAACAGATATCGCAAGGGAACGCGTGAATATTACACCACGCTCGTCAACCTCGCGGTGAACAAGACGCGCAATTAGATGTGCGTCTCGAGGTACCTCAGGGCCCCGTGCGTATCCTTACGGGCCAGGAGCTCCTTGAGCCTGTTCATCTGGGCCATGAACTGCTTCGCTCCCACAGACTTTAGGTAGTTGTGCCAATAAGCCTCGGCCCAACTGACTTGCGCATTGTAAGCGACGGCATTAAACTTGACGTCGCTTGCAATCCGGACCGCCTTGCGGGCGTTGCGAAGGTATTCACGCTGGATAGAGGCGTTCATTTTTGGTACTAGGGTCATGAGGCACCGGGACCCTCACGGACCCACAACGTGCTTTTCACGAGTCCTCCTTGCGTCCCAAAAAATATTCATCGAGTTCCCGGACGAGACGAAGGCCCGGGCGCGTTAGGGCCACTTGCCCGTCACTTGTCATGCGCACGTCCTTGAACGGATCAAATTTGTTCCGTGTGAGAATTTCCCAACGTTCCTTGTACCGCCGGTTCTCAAACGAGCCGTGCCAGTGGTGCAGGATGGTCCCAGGGACCCACGAGATGCGCAGGCCCGTGCACATCCTTTGGTACTCTTCTAAAAGAGCCTTGTAGTTTGTGTGTATATTTCCAGGGGCGCTTTGAAGCGCGCGCCCGGCCAACGCCATGGCCATGTGCCGATCGCCAGATCCTAGGATCGCCCAATCGATGAGTCCATCCATCTGGGTCCAGGCCTGCTTCGTGCATGCCCACGCGTACCCCGGGTGCCAATGCCCGTACCGGTCGTTCGGGACCCACGGCGTCCCGCTCGCCTTGTGCATATAGGCGAAAGATTTGTCAATTTTTAGAGCTTCGCAATTCGGGCCGAAATTGACCGCCGTCTGCCACATCTGCACGACGTCCGCCGACGTGCCGAGCGCCTTGATCGTGTCTCTGACCCAATTGGCGTTCAGGAACGTGAGGTCGGCATCGACCCACGCCACATATTGCCAATCTGCGGGCAGTTGGTTAACCGCCAGGTTGATGAGGTTCTCCTTGAGCCATACTCTGTTCTGTGTGGGAAATTTCAGGTGGCGCCAAACTGGCAGGCAGGGCAGGGGACAAGGGCCGATGGCCTCGCTCACGACGACGCGGATGCCGCACCTCCACTTGAGCCAATCTACAAATTTTATAAAAAGTTCTCGGCGGCGCTTGAACCCACAAAAGTTAAAGTATGGTAGGACCACGTAGAGGATGGGCCTGGGTCGGAACAAGCAGCCCATCTACTTATTGCCAATTATTAATTTCATAGTCGGCCGAGTTGGCCATGAGGCACACCTCCCAGATCGAGCCGACGGTCGGGCACCAATCCACTGGGTCGGCCCGCCCCGGATTGAAGTGGACCGGGTGCCAGTTTGGCAGCCACCGGGCCGTCGTCAGGTTTGTGAGCGAGTCGTCAACGAATATGTGCGTATGGTGTTTGGCAAAGTTCGTATAGGCGGTCGCCTCGGGCTTGATCGGTGACTCGACTATGTTACTACCCGGGCACACCACGTAAACCTGATCACTTATGGCATGGGCCACCTCCCCGGCCCACTCGATAGGCGCGTTTGTGAATAGGGTCACGCGCCACCCATTCTTGGTCAGTTCGTGAATATCTTTGGCCTCTTGTTGAAACTGTGTGCTGCTCAGCACCTCCCACAGGCGGTCGAGTACAGGCCGGTCATACACCTCCTTGTTGAAATCGCTCGTGTCGATTCCGAAGCTGTTCTGTAGGCCCCGAGCCGTGTGACCGGCCGTGGAGTACAGGAGCTTGTTCGTATAGGCTGGGTCCTTGCACTCGGGCAACTTCTTGGCCACATAGCGAATACAGTTGTGCCGGACGTGGGCGAGCAGGCGGCGATCACGGATGAGGACGCCGTCGATGTCGAGCACGAGGGACTTGAACGCCATTTTCAATTTTAAGGGGGCGTCCTTTTAAAGCTGATGCGTGCTAAAAAACCAGAATGGCCCTCAATGTCACCAAGTTGGTTCCTCATGCAACTCTCCCTGCGCGCGCCACACCTGGTGCCGCTGGCTACGATCTCTTCAGTATTGACAACTACGTTGTGCTACCGGGCCGTCGGGTCGTCGTCTCGACCGGCATCTCCGTCTCTCTCCCCCCAGGATGCTACGGACGTATTGCACCTCGTTCTGGACTGGCCGTGAAGCACGGACTCGATACCCTCGCGGGCGTCATCGACCCGGACTATACGGGTGAGATCAAGGTGGTCCTCCAGAACTTGGACCCGACCCAACCGTTCGTGATTCGACCGGGGTACCGGATCGCCCAACTGATCCTTGAACAGTGCGTCACTCCCGAGGTTATCGAGGTGCCCAGTGAGTGCACCGCGCTCACGGGCCGAGGGGGCTCCGGTTTCGGTTCGACGGGCCTCAACTGATAAACACTAGAGGGCCTAAAAAGTCATGTACATTGCGTGTTGGGCAGGTGCCCTAAGCATAGTCAATAACTGTACGTGCTGTGCGGAGCGCAGGATGCTCTCGCGTCTGCGAGAAATCTCGCGGCGGCGTGGGAATTCTCCTGCCCAATTCTCAACATGGACCTATCGCAAGTACGGTGAGATTATCGTCACGCGGCTCCGGAGGGACGGACAACCGGGCACGTCCCTCCCGTGCATACTGTGCCGCAAGGCTCTCGACCGAATCCAAATCCCGTGGCGTGCACACGTTGGCGCCGCGTGGTTTTCCAGTAGGGACGACTGTGTGCCCGAGTCCAAACTTACCCAGAAACAAAAATCTAATTTTTCTCGAACTTCAGAAACTTTAAACAAAATTTAACAATTGTTTTTTTTCAAGAAAAGTTGGGAGGTGAGAACCCAAGGGGGTCTTAAGAAAAAAGAAGGAAGTCGTCCTTAAAAACTTCAGCCCTATTCTCAGTACGAATGAAGTGCATGATCGATTGGTGTCAGGAAGAGTCCGACTCGTGCTTTGGAGACAGGTGCCCGGACCACTTTCGTGAATGGCTCGCGACGCTCAGTCCGGCTGAAAAGGCCATAGCGCTCGGTCCGGAGCTCGGACTTCCCCAGGTCATCCACGACCTCCAGGCAGCGGAGGCTTCGGGGAAATTTATTTTCTTGGAACGTCCTAATGGAGACGTGTCCCAAATGTGCCAAGGTCTTTCAGCACAAGTACCCGTCCAAGGCCAAGGAAAAACTCGGAGCACACTTGGCCCGAAAAAATCCATGTGATAGTGAAGTGTACGTCATCGAACGCAAACCAAAGGATGATAAGCCCATACACGATATCGCGGCCCTCGATGCTTCGAGTGTCGCTCTAGATGACTATGTTGTGTTTACTCACGTCATATCACGGGTGTTCGATATTATGAACACATCTCGACCCTTTGCATGCATGCCGAACCTCGATCTGAATCACATTTGGTACATCTTCCAGGGAGGCCTTCGCCGCGCACCTCTCCAAGCGTTCGTAGATGTGTGGTTCCGCGTCGTATTTCTACCCAAGTGCCGACCCTATCTCGCGAATACATGGCCCCGATGGAACAGTTACTTTGACTTTGTTGAAAAGAATACAGGGTTTTACATGATGGATCGTCCGACCCTCGTGAGCTGGCGCCTATGGAAAAGATCCGAACTCTACAGGCGAACATGCGAGGCCATCCGCGGCCACTTGAGTCGACCGTCACGGTCCCAGAGAATCGACATGCGTCTGAAATTGTGCGAGTTTCCAGAAGGGACTGGTGAATTGGTGATGGAAAAAATAATCCAAACCTAATATAAATGTTCGTCTGCCCCAAGAAGATCCTGATGGCCCTGCTCTTCATGCTGCTGGCGGCCCCCGTGGCCTTCCAGGCGGTCCGCGCCGTGCTGGGCGGCTGGATCGCCACGGCCGAGGGTCTGCCCAAGGTGGGCGGCCTGGCCGTGCATGCCCTGGTCTTTATGGTGCTGAGCACACTGATCTGGCGCTACGTGCCGATCGGCCGTGCGTCGATGTTTGAGGGTGAAGAGGAGTTTGGCCGCCGCCGCCGCAATCGCCGCCCACCCCCGCCGGATGACGATGAGGAGGAGTTCGAGGACGATGAGGGTTTCATCCTCCGCCGCCGCCGCCGCAGCCGCTACGAGGACGAGGAGGCGGGCGCCGCTCCCACTGTCGTGGACATGCCACCCGGATTTTAAGCTGGTCCAATAATATGGCGGGTGGCATCTTTCCAGGAGCTCCTTTCACGTTCAACATCAAGTGCGTGATTTTCTCAGCAGCACTTGCGGGTGGCTATTGGTTCGCCCCCGCCAAGAACTATTTTGTTCTTTTCTTTCTGCTTTGGTTCCCGTACCTAGCCATGGCGTGGTACGACTATATGTACGATTGCCGCGACAAGCTCGGTCCGACCATCGTGCCCTTCGGACGATACATATGGCTGCCGTTCAAGCCGCAGCAGTACCAGGCTGATTTTAACAAAATGTCCGAGAGTCAGATTGGGGCCATGTCCCGGGTCGATCACCTGGTTGGATGGACCATAGTACTCTTGGTCCTGGCTTATAGTTTCAAGACTCTCTATAAATAGATGAAAAAGGTGGTATTCCAGGCGGTTGCCTGGGAGGGCCACGATACTGAAGACGACAAGTACGTCGTGAGGGCCTATGGACGCACGGCTGACGGGAGATCCGTCGCCGCATCCACATTCTTCGAGCCGTACTTTTTCGCCAAGACTGGCTACCGGACCCCAGAGGTTCGACACGCGCGCATAGAGACGGTCCTGGCCAAGGATCTTTGGGGATTCCAAAATGGTGAAAAGTCTCGATTTTACAAGTTTACGTTCAAGACGCACAAGGCTCTACGTAGCGCCGCGTGGGTCCTCGAGCGCGATCACTGGCGCGTCTACGAGGCGAACATAGACCCGGTCCTGCGCTTCATGCACGTCTCGGGATGCACGAGCACTGGCTGGATAGAGGTCGAGCACGACGCCGAGGAGATGGACACCCGCTGTGACCTCAATATCCAGACTGAAAAGTTCGTTCCCGTGACCGATCGTGACGGGATCGCCCCTCTTAAGATCATGTCCTTTGACCTGGAGTGTTACTCGAGTACCGGAGCCTTCCCCAACCCGACCAACGCCGGTGACGTCGTATTTCAGATTGGCATGACGACGCAGGAGTTTGGTCGGTCAGAATCTCCGATTCTGCGCAAGTGCCTGTGTCTGAAGCAGACGGACGGGGCTGACTGTGAAAGCTTTGGGTCGGAGCGGGAACTCATCGAGCGCTTCGGTGAGTACCTCGCTGAGACGGACCCGGATATCATCACCGGCTGGAACATCTTCGGGTTCGATCTCGAATACCTGTACAAGCGCGCGACGCGCAACGGGGTCGAGACGCTCTGGGGCCGCAGGTCTGACGTGCCGTCCGAGCTCGTCATCAAGAATCTCTCGAGCAGCGCCCTCGGTAACAACGAGCTGAAGATGGTGCCGATGATTGGCCGGTACGTATTCGACCTCTTCCAGGACATTAAGCGCGAGCACAAGCTCGAATCATACTCGCTGAACAACGTGTCCAAGCACTTTCTGAACGATCAGAAGAATGATATGCCAGTCAAGGAGATTTTCAGCCGTTTTGCCGAGGGTGACCCGGCACGCCTAGGTGAGGTCGCACAGTACTGTCTGAAGGACACGGAGTTGCCGCACGCCATCATGGCCAAGGTTTGCCAGATACAGAACCTCGTTGAGATGGCCAAGGCGTGCTGGGTCCCTTTGGCATTTCTGAGTGAGCGCGGTCAGCAGATCAAGGTGTTTAGCCAGATGGCCTACAAGGCCCGACAGCTCGGGTTCCTGATCCCGACATTCAGGCGGCAGGGACCGAGCGCCGACGACAAGTACGAGGGTGCGACCGTCCTTGACGCACAGACGGGTGCGTATTACGGCCCCATCACGGCCCTCGACTTTGCGAGCCTGTATCCGAGCATCATGGTCGCTCACAACCTGTGCTATTCGACGCTCGTCATGGACCCAAAGTACGACAACCTTCCCGGCGTCGAGTACGAGACGTTCGGGCCCCACAAGTTTGCCCAAGGGGTCACGTCCCTCCTCCCCACGATTCTGACTGACCTCAAGGCTTTCCGCAAAAAGGCCAAGAAGCTCATGGCCGCGGCCGAGGGCACACCCATGGAGGCGGTCTACAACGGCCAGCAGCTCGCCTATAAGATTAGCATGAACAGCATCTACGGATTCACGGGCGCGTCCAAGGGTATGCTCCCGTGCGTGCCGATCGCGTCGACCGTGACCATGCGGGGTCGTCAGATGATCGAAGAGACGAAGAACTACGTAGAGGCGAACTTCCCGGGAGCCAATGTGAGGTATGGGGATACCGACTCCGTGATGGTCGAGTTTGACGTACAGGGCCGGAAGGGTCAGGATGCGATAGACTACTCGTGGATCCAGGGTGAGATTGCGGCCGAGGCGTGCACGAAGCTCTTCAAGGCCCCGAACGATCTGGAACTCGAGAAGGTTTACTGTCCGTACTTTTTGTACTCGAAAAAGCGCTACGCGGCCAAGATGTATGAAGGGGTGTCGGACAGGGATGGGAGACCCGTCCTGAAAGAGGATGGGACCCGTCTCGTCAAGTTCAAAAAGATTGACGTCAAGGGGCTGCAGGTGGTCCGGCGTGACAGCTGTCCGTACGTCCGCGAGACTCTCAAGAGCCTGCTTGGAATGATCCTCGACTCCGATGATCCACGGCCAGTCATACAGTTTGCACGCGAGGCGTCGGCTGACCTCGTGGCGGGTAAGATTCCCATGGAGAAGCTCATGATGAGCAAGCAGCTCGCCAGTGAATACAAGGTGGCGATGCCTCACGTGGCGGTCCGTGACAAGATCAAGGCGCGCTCACCCGGCTCGGAGCCACAGCAGGGTGATCGTGTCCCTTTTGTGGTGGCTCTGATGCCCAGAAACGGCAAGCTAACGGAAAAGGCTGAAGATCCCACGTGGGTCAGGGAACAGGGCGTCCCGCTCGACTACCAGTACTATTTCACGAACCAGCTCAAAAAGCCCGTGTGTGATCTCTTGGAGCCTCTGGTCGGTTCGGACCCCGAAAGGACGATCTTTGCGGCGGCCACGGCCGGGAACAAAAAGGGCACATTCGATCCCAAGATGCGCACACTCGATGCGTATTTTAAGAAGCCCATCGCCAAGTAATCAAGGCGCCACCACATGGAGCAACAGATCATGGCCATTCTCGAGAATGAGGTCAATAGGCGCGTGAGCGAGCGTCTGAGCAACGTCGTGCAGCACGTGTCCCGAACGTACCGGCTACCATTTGAAAAGCTCATGAAGGATGTGGCTTGTATGGAGGTCAAGACGGACCAATGTCTGGGCCTGGTGGGCAAGGGCACGCGGTGTACACGTCACGCGCGGATAGACGGGTACTGCAAGATGCATCAGGATCAAAAGCCGGTCATCGCGATGCGCCCCCTCGAGGCCGATGTTCCACAGGGCCCGCAGCACACGCACACCCTCCCGCCCATGTACTTGGCAGGATGCCCTGCGTGTGAAAAGGTCAAGACAGTTAAACATTTAGAGTTCTTCTAAATTAATGAGCAAGTCGGACTTGTTGCTCGAGTCCCTCACGCGCTTCTACGAGGACCCGGTCAACGCCCGACGGCTGCACGACATCCTCACGACTAAAAGTCAAGGTATTTCTTTGCGTAATTTGGAGTGGTTCATCACCAATTACGCCAAGAATAGACACGTCACGTACACGACTCCGGCCGGGCGTGCGTTCACCGTCCACGTGGCCTACAAGTCGAGTCTCGACGGATACTCGAAAAAGCTCTTCGATCCCTTTTGTCGGACCGAGCGCATACAGTTTCAGGGCCTGACGACGACCGTCGCCCAGCTCAACTTCATCAAGTGGTGCTTGACCAATGGCATCATAGACTACATGACTACAAATAAGCCATACGAGCAAAGCCACCCTGGAACTCCAGAACCGAGTATCCATAATAGAACAGATACAACGCGTACTGTGTGATGGTCGCCGCAAGCTCTGGCAAAAACTTGAGCGTCAGGTTTGACGTTTGAGAATTCAACTTTGAAAAATCAATGTAACCACCCTGGTTGTATTCAGTCACATTTAGACCGAATGAATACAGATAGATATTCTTTTGGGGCACGGACAGACCGTGCTCCATGGGCTGAATGAACGAGCAATACGTGCCGTTGGCGAACGTGTCAAGGATGTCGACGTTATTCATGGTAATCTTCACGGTCTCGATCGAGTCGATGTACTGAGCCTGACCAGTCGGGAATGACAGGGGAACTGCAGCCGTGATGTACTGTGACGCGTACCCGTACAGATAACGCACGTCGTAAAAGTTGGAATTTTGGGTCCCTTCATAATTTTTGTTGCGGATGAACCAAGCCAAGAGCTGCACGGGGAAGTTGGCGGTGAGCGTGGCTGTCACAGCCCCCTGATTGTACTCGGCCGTGGACTCTTTCTTTATTGTCGGAACGATGTAGCGCAGGGGCTGGTTGCGATAGTACAGGCGCTCGGCATCCGTGAGACGCACGGACTCTAGGACGATGTACGGATTGATGAGGTCAATGGTGCCCGGTGCGTTTGTGAACCAGGTCTGCGGCCTGAACGTGAAGCGGATGTAAATCTTCTGGGCCCACATGGCGCATACTGGAAAGTAGGGGCGGCGGAGCCTCTCACGCGCCTTGTTCTCGTGACTGTGCCGGCGACAAAAGAAGAATTCCAGTGGGATGAGGAGGTTGAGGGGGGTCGAGGGTGTCAGGTTCTGATTCGCCTGGCCACCATTCACGAGGTTCAGCATTCCAACCTGTTCGTCATAGTCGAGGAATGTCTGATCTCTGATCACGAGCCAATCATCATATATGGTTTCTATGACAGTCTCGTTTACGATAAACTCCACCTTTTCAATGAGGGCCCGGCCAATCTGGTTCGTGTAGGCAGAGCCCGCGCTCAGGGCTGGTAGGGTCACCTGCAGGTGCATGTTTGAAAAGAGATCGCCGAGTTCTGTTGGTCGGAGTTCGACCACCGCGACACCCGGTTCCGTGCGTCGGATGAAGGTTGTGCCAGGCACGGGGACGCGCTGTTGATACACGACGGACAGTGAATATTGCTTGTAAGATGGTGTCCACGCACCCTGTGTAAAGTCGGTCGTGTCCGCGATGAGTTTCTCCTGAGGCCCGATGGCGTCGAGTGCCAGGACGCCACCCGCACTGAAACCAAGCCGACTCTTCTCCGTCAGATTATTGTCGTTGAGCATGACGTGACCCGGTGGTTCCGCATCGAGGTCCCTGAGATCCACTGGAAATCTGGGAAAGTTGTCGTCGTCGAGCGGCGGCAAGGTGAGAATCTGGGGGGGTGCGAGATTCAGGGGCTGGGGGATGAATCCGACGGTCGTGACCGGTGCGGCGAGGATGGCCTGGTTTTGGACCCGTGTGCCACCGGGTGGCGAGTTTGTAGGCAGGGGGGCGAGGGGCGGCACGGGTGAAGTGATGATGGTCCCCATGTACTTCGTGACGGGCGTCGGGTCACCTGG